TCAAAAGTAATTTTGCTGTGTGAATAAATTCTCATAGACTTTTCTGTATAACGTGTCTCAATTTGACACACTCTTTTAGTACCACCTGTAGCATTACTATTTGAATGACCAAGCATACCACCAATAACTGATCCAATTGCTCCACCATTATTAATATCTCCTACGTTGTTGCCGATGATACCACCAAGGATAGCACCTCTTAGTGTATCACCAGTTTTATCACCACTTACACTTTTATCATAACANACCTCTACATTGTGTGGGGTTTTGTGAATTACATTCTTATAGTGATCCTGTACTTGAGTGTCTGCAAATACTGGAGATATGTTAAACACCACAAGCATGAATGATAGGGCTGTTGCACTAACAATTGATTTCTTCATAATATTATCCTCGTTCTACGTTTACGGAAAGTGCATAATTTTCTGCAAGATTATCTGCCTCTTGCTCAGTAGCGCACATACCTACTGATTGATCTCCCCACAATACTTCAAACAGAGTATTACCATTTGTGGTAACTGTTCTGACTGNGGCGGTTTTATTTTCTCCATAGTACTCACTAAGTACTTGCATCTAATTTCTCCTTTATATTAGTAACTCTTTTTTGCATATAAACAACAATAGGTTTCATAGCAATACTGTATTTCATTTTTTCTTCAGCAAGTGCAATTTCTTCTTTTAGAATTGTTAGACGATCTAAATCACTTAGTACTTGCATCTAATCTCTCCTTAATGCTGATGACTCGTTTCTGCATCCATCCGATAGCAGTGGAAATATGTCCTGTGTCATGTGGTTGTATTTGTGATTCTGCATACGCAATTTCTTCTAGTAGTATAACCAGACGGTCTACGTCATTGACTAATGCTGGGCCTTTGTTGTTACTCATCGTTTTTATCTCCAAATGAACCAATATAAACATTATCCAAACCTACACCACTATCTGATGGATTTCCGAATAGGTCTTTGTCTACTATAGGTGTGAGCAGAAAATCTTTATCTGCTGTGTCACCATCTTTCCCATCAAAGATAGGTTTTAGTTCATCGTATGTGTCACGCACATTGTGTAGCTCATCCAGTAGTTGATCTACCTCATCCATGAGTTTTCTGAACTTAACATCATATACATCTGTTAGAGACTGTATGTCTCTGGTAATGTCATCTGAATATTTTAGAATGGTTGTAATATCTGTAGTGATTGACCAGCAATCATGCACAGAACTTTCCATTTCATCTTCAATCTTCGTCATCTACTAATCCACTCCATTGTTTTAATTTATCACGTTTATGTTCGACACGATTTTCAATCTCTGTCCAACCAACTATATCCCACTCTTGCATGAGTTCAATCATACACATAACATCACCAATTTCATCTCTTAGATTTTGATCATCAATGTCTTGTCTACGCAATGCTTTGGAACAGGCCTGAATTAATTCACCACACTCTTCCATTGTAATTACAAGCAGTTCTTGGTATTCTGTTAACTTTTGCATAATGTAAAGAATCCTTATTTGTTATATTTATTGTACTGTATTATACCTCTTTTGTCAAGACGTTTTTTTATAAATATTAGTGTAATAGAATATAGAGAGGAACTAACCAATGATTGCTGAAACCTTAGCAGGAATCGCTCTGGTCAAACAGAGTGTAGATTTTATTAAGAGTCAAATTAACACAGCAAAGGACATCGGTGAAATTACTGGTGCCGTTGAGGGGCTGTTTCGTGGTCAAGATGAAGTAGAAAAGGCAAGAAACAAAAAAGCAGGAGTCAGTGTAGGAGATCAACTTGGAATAAAAACTGTAGCACAAGAAGTCATAGATGCGAAACTAGCTGCAGAAGCCATGCAAGAAATGAGAAACATGATCGACATGAGATTCGGCCCTGGCACCTTTAAGAGTATTTTAGACCTCAGATCAAAAAAAATTAAAGAACAAAAAGAAGCAGAAGCAGAGGCAAAAAGAATACAGAGAAGAAAACAACGAGAGACAGAAGAGACAATCAGACAGGCTATGATTGTCGGTGCAACTATTGTTTGTGCAGTTGGGTTGTTAGTATTTTTGTTTGTTGCGGTGATAAAATGATACACGCATTTATGTTAATGGTTGTTATGGGAACAAATGAATTTAGAAAAGTAGAACCAAACTCTATGTACTTTAGAAGTTTAACAACTTGTCTATGGTATGCAGAAAAAATTCCTAAAAGATATGGAAACTATGCTTGGGATTCTTATGTTGATCCTAGAGATAGAGTCACTACATATTGCAAACCTGTTAAGATAAAGGATGGTGAGCATATCTATGACCACTAAAAGGGAAAAAATGACATATGCTGATAACTCACCACTTTTAAAAGAAAGTCGTAAACCCCCCTTAAAGTTAGTTAAGTATCACGACTACGGTGTACGCAAACTACAGAAAAGACTAAAGAATAACCAAAGTTCTATTGCGTAGATGTTCTTCTTCAATCAAATCTTTGGATTGTCCATGATATGCTACTGCATGGTGTTTGTCAATTAAATACTGATTGATAGACTTGTCTGCATAATCAGTTGTTCTCCACAACTCACCAAGGATACGGCCATACTTGCCTTCTGCATCCTTCTGTGTCTTGAGAATGATACCACCTTCATCGTCTAACATATCTGTAATGAACTTCTTTGCAGCAAGTCCATACTTTTTTTCTTCTAAATCTCTTGTGCGTGACTCTGGTGTGTCGATACCAAACATACGAATACGTTCTTTGTGCAACCACACACCGAAACCTAAATCAATATCTACATCAACTGTATCACCATCTACAATGCGAACTACCTTACATTTATATTCGTACATAATCTTCCCCTATACTGCAAAACTCTCACCACAACCACAACTGGCTGTAGCATTTGGATTGATTACTTTGAGATAGGCTCCACCAAGTTCTTGTACATAGTCAATAGTGCATCCAGCAACAAACATCTCTGCCATTGGGTCAAGAACAAGTGCGTCTGCATATGGAATACTCCATTGTACATCAGGCCAGTTGTTCTTGAAATCCCATACATATGTGAATCCACTACAACCGCCACCCTTGACACCTAGTGTTACATAGTCATCATTGCGTACTTGATCTAAATATTCTTTTGCTTTATCTGTAACTGTAATCATACATCTATTTAGTCCATCTTTCCTTCGGGGGGATACAACCACCACCCTGTAGAGATGTATTTAGATGTAGTATGCACAGGATTGCCTCTGTGTTGCCATTGCCATCCAGCAGGGAAGACTAGTCCTAAACCCTTCTTAGGTTGAACTCGTATCTTTTCGTATAGAAATTCTGTTTCACCTTCACCTTCTGGTATGTCGTTTAGGTAAAGTGTCCAGACCAGAACACGCCTACAGTTTTTGTAGTGTGACTGTTCTGCATGAAAATTGTGAAACCCACCACCTTTAGGATCGGTGCGTTGTATTTTTGTTTCTTCTGATTCTAATTCTAAGTTACCTCTGTATGCATAGGGAAATTCCTCAAGATATGAAGCCAACATAGTTTTCTTAACTGCACCTATCTTTTGATATAGGTCAGAATCTACAGGCACCCATTTCTGAATGTCTTTTCTAGTTGCTCTGTTTGGATTTTCTATACGAGAATACTCACCAGATTTAAACCAAGTGAGCATCTCTTCGACCAATTCATCAGAAACTATATTAGAGTATCCTCTAACAAATTCAGTTAAGTCCATTTGATAACCTTGCGTTGGAAATCAATTCTTTCATAACATTATTCCAAAATTGATATCCCCAACTTTTCAACTCACAACGATTTCTTGCTGTTATAGAGTTATGAATTAGTCTTTGATATTTTTCAGTTTGCATAGTTTCCTCAACTGAAAATGTTGGTTTACGATACCCCATTAATTGCTCCTTGTATTTCATCTATTAAATCAAAAACATCATCTTCATCTGCCTGATACCTGATACCAATACCACCAGCNGCACCCCATCGTATGATATTATCTTGTTTATCATCGACCAGAATGTTTGGTTCACCAGTTAAACGGTTTATCGCATATTTATGTTTGTTGGATGTAAAGATACAGTTCTCTACTTCAGGCATCCAACCATGACGTTGCAACCACACACGTTTCCAGTATGCAGAGTTGTCTCTGTCACCACGCAGCGGTGATGAACAGATACCCCAACCATCAAGTGTCCTTGCATAGTCAATTAAAGTAATCGCAGAATCAAATTTGTCAATTTTATTAAAGAAGTCTGTATTGCGAACCTTCACAAGAGCCAGTTCCTTATCCTTTATCGACTTCCAATGTGTCACGTTATTCTCTTTCGCAAGTAACGAAAAGAAATCTGCAATCACTCCATCCATGTCTAGGTATAGTGTCATACTAATTCCCATCCAACGAAAGCACACTTGTACTTTCTAGTTCCAATCAAAACATAGTCACCAGTGCTTGTGCTTCGACAAGTCTTCTCTGGCCCTACATAGGTAACACCTTCG